CGCATTTACGGGTATCTGACCGTGACCTAGAAGATGGCAGCAGCACGTTGATGGTAGAAGAGATACAGTCAGACTTGCATCAGCGTGGTCAAGAGTTTGGTTATGTTAGACCAAATGAGCTGGCAGAAATTGAGGCGCAACGCAGTCGTGTAAACAGTGAGATGCTAAAATTAAACTCAGGTGCAGTTTCACTGTGGGCTGAAGAGAATATGCCTGAAGTTTACAAAAAGGCGTATACCTTTGATGGCAGCGTAACTGCGGATGAGTCTACTGCTTTACGAAAAAAAATGGTCAAGGCGTTTGACGAGGACTATAAAAAGCGCACAGGAAAAGACAGGGATGAAGAGTTTGAGAGGCTAGCAGATTTAAGAGACAATCTAAAAGAGCGCCAACTCAGAGCTATGAATGCTGCCCCAGATATGCCATTTAAGACTGATGATAAGTCTAGCTGGTATGACCTGTCATTTAAGCGCGCATTATTAGAAGCAGCTGATGGTGATTACGACAACATATCATTCACTCTCGGAAAGGAGCAGGTAAGAAGATATGGTGAGTCAGCAGAGGGCGGGGTTAAAAAATTCTATGATGTGACCCTGCCTAACCACATCAATAAGTGGGCTAAAAAATATGGCGTGAAGCTGCAGCGCAAACCTTTAAATGTTACAAACAATGAACTGAGCATTGAGGAGTACGATGATGAGACGTATTTTGTTAGGGATGAGCGTGGCAACGCAATAGAAGATTTTGATACGCGCTCAGAGGCTGCTGACTACATTAAAAAGAATACCAATATCGACACTGTGCTAACGCTGCCAATAACAAAAGAAATGCGTGACGACATCAATGAGAAAGGCATGGCGCTGTTTAGCGACCCACTTATTCAGGCTGGCGTTTATGGCTCAGTAGCTGCAGGGACAACTGGATTGCTGCCTGATGACGATAACCAGCAAACTACTAATGTAGTATACGATGACAGAGACACGCGTAGAGAGCAAAGCACGCAGAGCATAATGGACATGCTAGCTGCCGATGCTAAACAGGAGCGTATCGACAATGTTAAGAATATTGCAGCCAATGTCGTGTCACTTCCTGCAGCAATTAATGAGGGAGTGCAAGAAGGTTTGTTAGAGGCGTTATCGTTTATTCCTGAGCAGTTTGCTAAGGCTGGAGCATCGCTAACAGGCGGTGATGCAGAGGCAGCTGCAGCAAGAGTTAGAGGCTTCACTAACCCAGTGGTTGAAGCATCCAGCCCAAGAACTAGAATGCTACGCGATGGGATGTCGGAGAATATAGCGTATAACACAAGAAATGTTATTGACGCACTTACGCCGGCTGCTAAAGCTATCTACCAGAGTAAAGGTCTAATTCGCCCCTCGCTAGAAGAGATTGTCGGTGGCGTAAAATCTGGCTATCAGAACCTGCCAGAGGGATATTTTAAAGACAACGTGCTACCAGCAACAGGTTATGGCGCGCTAGGGGTATTAGGATTGCTTGATTTCTACAGGCCAAAACCAAAAGCATTAACTGGAGAGCTGTTAGACCCAGCGAAGCCACGCCGCGTACCAGCCTCTAACAGAGTGTACAATGAGCCGTTCACCATTGATGCCGAGTATGACGTTCTTGATCCATTAGGTTTGATGCAGATGGTAAACTAAGAATGAGTTACAGAGGTAATTCTGTTATAATCCGCAGCTAGCAGAGGGTATTTATGAGCATTGGAAATTACACTTCATTGAAGAGCAGCATTGCAGATTTTCTCAATAGAGACGATCTGACTGTGGTAATACCAACTTTCATTAGTCTAGCGGAAGCGCAAATTAACCGTGATGTGCGCCACTGGAAGATGGAAGAGCGTGTAGAGCTAACAGCTACAGACGGCGTTGTAACGCTCCCTACAGACTGGATAAGCACGTTAGAGGTAGAGCATGTAGACTCTACAACAAGCGCATTTAAACGCAATCTAACGCCTTTCAGTGATGGTGAGTTTAGTGACCGCAGATACAACTCTAATGACTCATCAGGCGATCCTGTAGGCTACAGACATGCAGAGGGCAATCTAGAGATATTTCCACGCACTGGTACGCCAAAAGTGTCGCTGCGTTATTTGCAGAGAGTGCCAACGCTGTCATCCACAGTGACTACAAGCTGGCTGCTGACTGATAGCCCTGACATATACTTGTACGGTGCGCTAATACATGCTGCACCATATCTGGTAGAAGATAACAGGCTTGCAGTGTGGGCGCAGCTATACGGTGCTGCTGTACAAAGAGTCAATGAAGAGTCTATGAAGTCTAAAGGTTCTGCAGCTACTTTAACGATGCGCACAAAAGGCATGAACACTGGCGCTTACAGAACAAAACATTACCAGTTTAGAGGTTAATAATGGCTGACACACTCCAACCATATAATTTGCAAAAGCCTGAGGTCGGTTCAGACAACGATCAATGGGGCGACATGATAAATGGCAATATTGATAAGGTTAATAACCTGCTAAAAGGTGATACGCCGGTACAGGGTATAGATATTGTTAGCGGTTCTATTGATGGCGCTATCATCGGTGGAACTAATGCAGCAGCTGGTACTTTCACTACTGTCACTGCAACTGCATCTGGCGAAGGCGTGACTCATAACATCGCCGGCTTATTCAAGGGTAATATTGTAGCTACTGACGGCTCAGTAATACTAACAAATGGCACTGATGGCACAGACGCTACTTTCACTGGTACTGCATCATCACTGTCAAACTGTACAGCTACTGGCGCTGAATTAAGCACGTTGACAGACTCTGGTATGACTGCAGCTAAAATGGCTAACCTTGCAGACTTAACCGTTGCAGAGGTTGATATCTTAGATGGCGCAACTATTACTACTGATGAGCTTAACCATCTAGCTAACGCAACTAGCGAAATACAGACACAAATTGATGGCAAGCAAGATACCTTAACAGCTGGCACTAACATTGATATTGTAAGCAGCACAATCCATGCGTCTGGCTGCCCTGATGTCATAGTTGACGGGACTGTTAATGTCGCTAACGGGATCGCAGTAAACTCAGGCCTGAACATCCCAGTTTCAAACTTAATACTTGACCAAACCAGTAATGCGTCAATTGTTGCTGGTGTTATTAATTTGCCTGCTGGCACATATCTTTACGAAGGCACGGCTATACTGCGGAATACCGATCCCGATAGCGATGTAGGTAAAGCAGACTTACAGTTGGAAACTGATGATGGGACTGGCATTGGTACTCCATGCTCTAATTATGTAGGTGAGCGCGCAGCAATTAACGCTAGTGTCATTGGCACATTCATTACAGATGGCGATGGGTTTAGATTAAAAGCAACAAGTAACGAAACTAGCAGTAGAATTAAATATGGTGATGCTAATGGTACTGCTGTTAGACAAGCATCAACTATTAAGTTTTGGAAAATTCGATAACATGAGGCAAAACAATGGGTAACCCATATAAAGGTCGGCCACCTGTACAAACTGGCCAAGTAGCGGACATGATTCCTCACGTCAGCGGCTCAGACACTACATTGGATTCTGGCGATGTTGGTATTGGTATGTATGTAACAGTAGCCGGCAATGTAAAGTTTTTGTCTGCTGCTGGTGTAGAGCGAACAGTCGCAGCTGCTGCTAACAGCTACATTATTTGTGGCGTATCAAAAGTGATAGATTCAGGAACTACAGCAACTGGCGTACATATACTGGTAACTTAATATGATTCGGCTATCGGCGACACTCCCAAGTAATGCAGCTACTGGCAAAGCAGGCGCTGCGCCTTTTACTATTGATGGTCTTTTTTCAGGCGGTGTAGAAGGGTATTTCTACGATATGAATGACACTGACACTCTGAAAAGCGATACTGCAGGCACGACTGCTGCTGCAGTTAAGGGCCCTGTGGGCAAGATTATAGACAAGTCGCCAAATGGTAACGACCAGATTGCTGTCAGTGATACGAGGCGTGCAACTTTAGCCAGAAGGCCTATAAATACAGCGCGTAGAAACAGATACAGCACTACCGGCGGATCAGAAGATTGGACATCTAATAGTACCAGCAACGTGACATACTCTAAAGGCACAGAAACATCGCCAATTAGCGCGATTGTGCATACTATGGAAAATTCTGGCACAACAGTAATTTACAAGGTTGTAAACTCTACTGGTATCGACACAAGTGGCAATATGACAGTTACGTTTTATGCTAAGCTGGACACGCAAACAGCAAGTAATCCATGTAACGGCATACTGCTGTTGCAAACATCGCAGACCCACAGTGTTGCTTTCAATCTTGACAGTGAAACAGTGTCATCGTCTGGTACTATTGTTTCATCATCATTAACAGCTGTGTCAGGATACTCTGGGTGGTACAAATGTGTATTTACTGTTGCCGGCCATGATTCAGGGTATTATGTGTTGATGACGGATGGCTCTACGTCTTTTACAAATACTGTTGCTGTTGGTAATAAGGTAAAGATTCAAGGCATGCAGCTGGAAGATGGCAACTCTTCAACTAATTATCAAAAAGTTAATGGGAATGAAGATTACACAGAGGACGGCATAACAACCATACATTACCTTAGTGTTGGTGCTGATGCTTACACCGCAAGCAGCGTAACGCATGACAACAATAAAATGACAGTAGTGGCGCGCGCTAAATCTAACAACGGCACAGGGTATGGTACTGTTGTTGATGGGTTAGGCGGCGGCTCGGGTCAGGGATACCGTGTAAGATACGATGGTGATAATGAAGCATATAACGGCCTTCAAACTGTTGGCGGCAGCATAAGTGCAAGCGTTGCAGATCAGCTGTCACTAATCAATACAATTGCATTTGAAATAGACCGTAGCAGCAATACGCAAACAATTTCAACAAGAAACACGCTTACAAGCGATACGCAAACGACAAGTGTAACAGCTAGCGCAAATTTTGATAATAATGATGTCAATCTTTTCCATCGAGCCACTGAAAGTGACATGCTTGGTGGTGATGTGCATAAAGTTATCGGAATTAACGATGAATTGAGCAGTGGCGATCTTGCGTCACTGCAGGCTCTATTTGAAAATCAATCAGG